ATTTGAAGCAATCTGTAATCCACTATCTATTGAAGATGGAGCTTCACCATATACTGGTTGACCAGTTGTACCATCGGCACTTATAGAAGTCTCTACTTTTAACTTAACAACAGATGGTGTTTTGTTTGCAGTTTTATATCCAAGAAATTCAGATAGTCTACGAACATTTCTTTTCTCTGTTGCTGTTGCCAACAGATTCTCTTTGTAGTTATAATCAATATAATATGAAAGTACATCACCCACATAACTTGATAACTCTATCAACATCATACCAGGTGATGTTTCATTAAAATCTTTATATGTATCAGGAAAATAAGATTTAGTATACTCAATTAAATCTTTTTTTATTGTACTAAAATCTTTACTTGTATATTGTACATTAGTTGGTTTTAATTTTTGTTTTTCTTTATACGCCATTAGTATGCTCCATTACTTGTCGAACTTCCAGCTCCGACACCCTCAAATGTAACTTGAACACTTTCTAAATTATTTGGTGCTCTTCTTATGTTAAAATCTATATTAATATTTACTTGATTTAAATCATCTTTACGATTCACATTAATGTTTCTTAAATCTACAAAAGGTAACCATCTACTGAATACATCTACTATATTGTTTTCTATTTGTATTGTAATATCTTCAGTTAATGGCTCAAATATAAGTGACCTTAAATCCATACCTAAGTTTGGTTGGAATACTCTTTCACCTCTGTGAGTTTGTAAAAGAAGCCTGATGTTATTCTTTATGGATTCAACAGTAGTTTTTGTTGATTTGAAATACCCATCACCACCACCAACTCTACCTAGTGGAAACTCTAATCCCACAGAGACTCTTTTATCTTGGTCTTCTACAAATCTATCTTTTCTTCTATCGAGTGTTGCCATTACGCTTCCTTAACATTTAATAATTTTACTTTAGATTTTTTTACAGCAGTAGGAACTCTAGGATCCATTATCTTATTTGATGTCTCACTTATTTGAGCAATTTTTTGTAATGGAATTATATTAACGGTAGGAGTAGCAGGTACAATAGATACAGGTGCTCCTGGTGCTCCTGGCGTTGATACTCCACCACTTGTTTGAATTTCACCTGGTAATATATTAATAGGTGCTTCCATTTCAGTAATATTAAATTCCTGTTTAACTATAAAATTAATGATAGCATTTCTTAAATCTTTTGCTAAGTCATCTACTTTCTTTTTAGATTCTTCAGTAGCATTAATAGCATCAGAACCTAAGTTCTTTTCAAATGCTTGATATATGTCGTCTTTAAGTCCCACGATTAAACTTTGCCTTTTCTTCTACTTTTTTTAATACTTGTGAATAATCTTTGTTTATAGCATTCGATAAGAAATCAGGAAGCCCTTCGGTATTATCAGTAACAGATTTTACTTCTGCTTCCTTTTCAATGTTTTGCCATTCACCACTATTAGCAGTTTCATTCAGAATGTCATTAAGAATAGAGTCTTTTGTCATAGGAACATTATTAGGTGGGGAAGTAGGAGTCGGAACCTGTGACTGAACTTTTGTTTTTTGAGACTGAGTTGAGTTAAGTTGTGAGCTTCTATCTTCAACTATACTATTAGATCTACTACTAACTAACACTTCATCCAACTTTTTTTCAAGTGACGAAAATTTATAATCTAATTCTTCTCTTACTACTTCTCTTATTAATTTCTTAAATATATTAACCTTCATTGTTAACCCCTATTCTGTTCTATGAAATGATGTTTGCTTAAAAATGGTGTTACTCCATCTTGATATACCCCATCATCATTTTGTTGTCTTTGTTCTAATGATTGTATTATTTCTGTTAAACTCTGTACTGAATTAACTAATGGTCCTGATGCTAAACTTAGTGGAGCTCCTGTTTTATCTACCAATGGTAATGGAACACCTTGAACTAAAGCATGGGCATTACTTAATATGTTTATCACTTGTTCTAATAATACTCTTAATTGTTCTCCTAATACTATAGGTTCAGATTTATTCTTTGCTTTCTTTCCTAAATAAATATTCTCTGATTCAATAACTGAGAATCCTTTATTAGTAATTGTTATATTTCTTCCAGCACCAAAGTTTATATTACGATATGCTGACATCGTTAAATCATCATTCTGAGCATCAAATGTTATTCTATCAGAAAACATTATTATTTGGTCAAACTCTGTTTGGTTACCAGGAGATTCTTGTAGCTTACCAAATTCCGAATTAAACACATCTTCTCTCGGCTCTCCTATTTCATCATTACCAAAGTTAATATTATAACCAGGATATTGTCCTTCTGTTAAAGTTTCTCGTTCTTTATTTATTCTTTTATCACTTGATAATAATTTATAACCATTAAAAAATTGTTCAGTTGAACCAAGAGATAATAAACCAATTACAGAACCATTATTTCCACCAGTATTATTTTTTATAGTAATATATGGATTAACAAACCTACTTCCTATTTGTATAGAATTATTATGTCTACCTTCCAATACCATATCAGAATAAACCGATTCTAACTCTGCTTCAGAACCTATATCACCTACTCTTGTTTCATAGGGAGCATCTAGTTCATAATTTTTTGATTTACTTATTTTTTTTACATTTGTTTTTTTATAATTAACATTGTATCCATTTGCATCATCTTTTCTATTATCAATAGTTATACTACTTTTTAAATTAGTATTTAGATTTGGATTAAAAAATGTATCAGGACTATAGTTTGGATTATTAGTTGTATTTAAAGGACCTAAATAATAATAAGTATTACCTATCCTTGTGTATATTACACTATCTCCCCTTGTTATAGAATCAGAAAATCCTCTAAGTAAAGGTTGACATACTAAATTGTTTTTTAGGTATCCACTTCGTAATGTACCTTCAAATGTAGGTTTCACTAAAATAAGTTGACTTACATCAGATGGTATCTTTGAGTATGAAATACCAGCAGACAATAAATCATTTATATTATTTATAGCCTGTTCTACATGACCATGATGAAAACTAAACTCAGGTAATGTCGTAGAATCTTGATTATCTACGCCTAACTCATTTATTTTCTGTGGATCTATTCTTAGAGATTGCATTAAGAATCACCATACTTTTGTCTTATCTTAGTCATATCTACAGGATCTTTAGCGACAATCTCATCTTTCTTTTTCTGTAAGTCTTCCGCTACATCTTCTAAAGAAGCCATAAGTTGTTCTTTTTCTTCTTCGGATAATAAACCAACATCACTTTCATCGATAGGTTGTTTGGACATTATCCGTTGATATAGAGTAGCTAGTTTGACTAAGTTATCATCATTCTTAATACCGACATCCATTAGTTCCTTAATAATAGGACCTACAATAGCGATATCTTCGATACCTTGTATGTAACCATGTACCTCTTGGATTAAAAGGTCAATTTGAGTTTTCTTAAGCTTGGTGTTATTATATATCTCTTCAGATAAATCGGAGAAATTTTTATCACCAAATAGTTTAAAGTCTTTTTCCATAACTATAAATATAGTATGGTTACAATATTACACCAAAGAACCTGTATATCTTAGGTTATCTATGTGACCTCTTGTAAGCACTTCTTCTTGAATTTTAGGGTATATTTTACGAAATGTATTCGTAATCTGAGTTATTTTAGATGTTTTAACATCTGTCATCTCACGAATCATTATATAGATTGCTTTCTTATTAAAATTATCTATACTATCTTTATTCTTACAAAGGTATAATATAGACTCGGCAATTTCTCTATCTTGGTCTTTTGGGAAAAGTCTTTCCATATTTTCATCAAAGTAATCAATAGTCTTTTGAAATACATCCATAGATGGATTCTTTTTTATTTTTTCATCTTCATCACCGTGACCATATAAAACATCAATGTCATCATGTATCTTCATCTTCTTGTAGTTAGCGTTATTATTTAGGATAAGATAGTTCTTTGCTACTACAGAGAAATAACTAAATGCCTTACTACCTTTAGTTTCATCAAACTTATGCATGTTGATAACAAGGTTAGAAACTACTTCTTCTTGTAAGTCTCTAAACCCATAACTAAAATAACTAAACTTAAAAGTATTAATTATATTTTCTGCTAACTTAAGAAATGCGGTGTGTATCTCTTCAGTATAAATTTTGTTTCTTTCAATTGGACTATCGCTCTTATTATATCTTACGATAGCATCATGAACTGGTGTACCAAAATAAACTTTACTTTTCTTTTTTCTTTTTTTCTTTAATGGGGGCATCTTCAACCTCGGTTTCAAATAAGTTTTCTAAGTCTCTTCCAAGTTGTTTTATCTCCGTAAAGAAAAAACCAACTTCATCATCGGATTCGAAAGTTCCTTTATCATCTATTGTTTTAAGTTGAAGTTTTATTGTATCTATTGTATTGTTTATGTTTAGTATAATGTTTTCGTATTCGTTAATACGGCGTAGTGCATAGAAAGCCACCAACCCAAAAAAGGTAGCGGCAATTCCTAATATAATGGTAATAATTAAATGTAACAATTATGACTCTAAATCAATGATTTTATCATCTATTAAATCTATCACTTCTATAATGATTTCGTTTTCTTTTTCTTCTAATTCGGTTTCTTGTAGTAAATTTTTTAAATCTTCTAAAAAGATTATCATGTCGTGCTTTAACATTAAGCATCTCCTACTATTTGAGTTAATAAATCAATAAGTTGTTCGTCATCAAATTCTGACATATGTTTATCTAATGTAGAAACCATATCTTTTAAATGAGAATCTTTATACTGTTCTACTGTTTTATTATATAGTTCAGGATTTTCTAATTCTAACACATCAAGTATTTGATTTATTAAATCATTAGCATTTGTTAGGTTTTCACGAACTTTGTAAAACATTTCTTTATGCCTAGATTGCTCTATTTCTAATGTATCTAACTTACTTAGTATAAAAGACAATACTTTAATGATTTGTTCGTTGTTTTCTGTTTGTTCCATATACACATAAATATTCTGTCGTTAATCAAATCATTCATATTTAAGTATTAAGATTTTATATTTTTAACTCTTTTGTTAACTTCATAGTTTTCACTTAACGGTGATAACTTATCTAAAGACTTCAATTGCTTTTTGTCTTCATCGTTTAACATAAATTGAGTAATGTCTATTTTTTTATTTTTTATCTTCATATTATTTATTTTAAATTTAAGGGGCATAGAAGAAAGGAAGAAAGAACTATGCCCCTAGAAGAACCTCTTAAATTGAGATTCAAATTTCTTTGAGAACGAATATAACCTATTTAATTATCCTATATAATATACAAATAAATAACCATTAAGTCAAGCATTATTTTTGAGAACTTGAAACTAAATTGTTAGATACTTGTTCACTTAAAAGTGATTGTATCGTAAAATATAACGATGGATTTCTTTTTAATAAATCCTTAAAGTCTTTTTGATTCCAAACTAAACATTCAGCGTTATGTTCCACCTTACAAGTT